GTTAATCCAGTATTACTTGCAGGCACATTTGTGAATTGTGTTGGTGTTACGTTAAAATCGATGATTGTCGTACCAATTGGCTCATATTGAACACCATACCAATCAACATCTTGGTATCTTTGAATATCATAACCACCAGTTCCGATTATTGATGTGGTTGTTGATGATGTCATCAGTTTTGTTTTACCAGATGGTACTGGTAGTGGTGGTGTTGCGAGTGTTGTTAATGTTTTTGTATCGCCAGTTGCACTAATATTATTTAAATATACAATTGCACGATAATCATATGACGTGTTTTCAGACAACCCAGTTATCGTTAATGTGAAATTATTTGTGGTTAATGGTTGTGTTAATAATGGATATTGTATCCAATTATTTGAAATTGTTTCTTTATATTGAATACCGTACTGTGTGATATTTTCATAATTAACAATATTTTCACCACCAATATCGACCAATTTACCAATACCAGCATATCCTAATTTAGTGTCAACATATAACTCAATTGGTGAAGGTGTATTATATTCCACTGGTATTGTAAAAACACTACCATCATCACCTAAATGATATAATGTTGACCTATTTTTTATCGTTGTATTAACATTATCAAAATTTAAAATCGCATTTTCGTGAACGTTAACACCTCTTTTATATACATACTTTTGCTTAGTAAATATACTATTCCTAACTAACAATCCACCCTTTTTTAGAATTATTGTTGATGATAGTAATTGTTCTACAAATCTATTAAAAAATGCATTATATTTATTTAAAAACTGATATAAATTGCTGAATGAATAACCATTAGAATGTAACGGATTATTGATTTCAAGTTCACTTCGTTTTAAATACGTTTCATATATTTTAAGTACAGTTGAATACCATCCCCCTTTGGAATCGGTAATTGTTTTTCTATTTCTAGCATTAATCATTTTTCTTTGAATTAATTCAAGAAATTCAAGAAATGATAATTTGCTAATATCACCAATACTAAATGAATCTGATACTACTGGTTTATATACAGTATTTCCACCAACCAAATAATAAACACTGAGAACACTACCATATCTCAATCCTTTTGGTAAAAACACTTCATATGGGTTTAATGTATTAATACTATAATCTTTAATTGGCTCTAATGCAATTCCATCCACTAAAAATTTAATATCCTTAGCATCATTTACTTTATAATTTAGTTTGTATACGTATTTATTAGCATTAGCACTATAATATATTTTACTATTACTAAAACTATCGATTCTAACGGTTTCATTTTTCAATGAAATATCATTATTATTAATAACTTCAACATAAGATACTTGTACCTCAGGATTATCAACCAAATATGAAATCACATCTTGATTTAATATGATAATTTCATTGGTATTATAATTAATATTATAATCTGCAGTATATTGGGGAGTTCCTTTTGATAAAGCAATGCCATTAATAGTCACTTGAACATCACCACGTGGTGTTGTTGGTAATGGTATAATAGTACCAGTTAAATTGGCTTTAATTCGAGTAACAATATAATTGACTGTAATACCCGATATCGGTTCATCCGATGAATATATAAAGGTTGCTTGTATCACATCTCTATGATTTCCATAATTTTTTGCATAATTATCATTTAATATTGTAAAAGTATTACCTGTCACAACGTAATCAGCATTTGTCAACACATTATTAGTAACACCTGTTTTAGGGGCATTTAATAATATACCATTAAATCTAACTTCCAAATCACCTTGTGTATTGTCATATTCAAATGGTAATGTGAATGTATTTTGAGTTCCTGTATAATTTAACGATATGTTAACATATGAATATGGTAATGTATATCCACTATTGTTGACTGGAAAATCATAATCTTTTATATATTTATACACATCATATTCAATACCTCTTGCAACATCTAAAGCAATATCAACTTCTTTCGTATTAATAATCAACCTACTATCTTCTTGATAATACTGTGGTGTTGTATGGTGTTTTCTATACGTTGCACCCGATTGTACCCAAGATTTTTTATTATCAACGGTTTCGTTCAATATAAAACCCGCTTTACGAAAAACATTAAGATATGTTTGACCACCATCAGTATCACCTGATACTTGAAAATAAAATGAATTTGATTCAAGTGGTGCAATTGGATAGCCACTATTATCATATGGCAACGATTGTGTTGGAAAATCACGTATATTTAATTTTACATTTTGTGGATTAATTTTACCATCAACGGTATATACATATTCAGTAATATTAATAAAAGGTTCTGGAATTCCAATTAGTAAAAATATTGATTTAATCGCATCACGAGTTCCTTTAGATTTCCAAAAATAATTAGTATTTAATAAAATTCTTCTCCATAACTCAATGTCAATTTCTGCTGGTAATAAATCTTTATGTAAATTTCTTTCTTGTTCATCTATGGTTAAAATACTATCAACTAATTCATTTTCGTTCAATAAATTAAAATAGTCCCAACCAAATGTTCTCGCAATATTTTTTATTATAATATCTGGTGTGTTATTAATTTTATCATATGTAATTTTATTAATATACATTAATGAATCAATAAACCCTCTAATTTGGTCAAATTCCCAACCATATATTTTTAATAGTTTACTAATTTTACGATTTTCAGTTAAATCATATGTTATAACAGATGACGGCACTAACATTCTAATAATTAAATTTGTTTTAATTTTATCATATTTATCACCTATTGCTAATACCGCATTCAAAAAATTTCTATATGCATTATTATCAAAATCAATATTATAACCATCTGTGGTTGTCCATATTAATGTTTTATCAACATATATAATTTCGCCATTATCATCCAATGTTGGATTTTTTAAAACAAATTTAAATCCATCAACACCAACTCTTTCAGACATGATATATCTTTCATATGGTTTTAATTGTGCCCTAAATTCTTCAAATTTAATGTTATTTGGTTTTATGTGAAAATTTATAAAACCAATACCATTTGTATTACCAGTCATCACGTCTGAAAATGGATTACCAATCACTTTAAATTTAATAAAATTTCGTAACGTTGGATTGGTACTATTAATTGTATTACCAGTATATCCGATTATCGGATATGATTTATCATAATTTGATGCAGTACTAATTACAAAATCATTATACGATAAGTTTAAATTTTTTAAAACATCATTATCAGGAATGGTTTCATTATCCTTATTAAATACCATTCCAAATCTATTTTCAATACAATCAACCAATACATAAAATGTAGATATATTGGTAACATCATTATAATTACAACCACTAAATGTTGGTATTGGATTATTACCTAATCTTAATGAATTAGCAAAAAGACTACTTGGATATTTAAGAATTATATTTTCAATTGAAATTCTGAGAAAATCATAAGCCGAACCAAATCTAACAAATGTATTTAAATCTTTATTATCAAAATTTAATACAAATGATTTTGATTTTGTTTCGATAATATTAGATTGAATATCAGTAAGATTCAATGTTTCAAGTGTTACTGGTCTGACAAAATTATTTAATGTGTTTTGATATGTGATATTTTTCTTACCTTCAAAATTACTAGTAACAAAAAAACTACCAAATGAAAATATTATATTTGATGGATTATCGGTAAAATCACCACCATTTAAATTACCATCAAGTTTATTATTAATTACTTTTATTTTTGCCACTTTATATTCAATTTATTATAAATACGATAATATAAAAAAATCCCAATTTATTGTATTGGGATTTTTATTTTTTATAAAAAATTAATTATTAAATACCATTTGTAACAACATCAAAATCTTGTGATTCATCAATATTTGTACGTCTTTCTTTTACTTCAAATAACGATACATTACCAAAATCATCTTTAATTTCATAAACATTAAATTGTCTTGTTATATTTCGATTCGAATCAAAATACGTAATAATACCATTATCAATATCTTTTATCACTTCACCACCAACTAAATCAGTTAATGTGTCAATCGTATTTGCAACTAAATCAATTTCTAATACAACTGGTGAAAAAAACGTATTTGATATTATTATTTTTTGATTGGCAGTACCAATAAATGGTAATAAATTTGATTTAATGTCGGATGAACTACTTGGTGTTAATTGTAAAAATAATAAGTTACTACTATCATCAAATTTATATCGTGTTGATTTTTCTGATGCACCATTACTGTTATCAACAACAGGAATTACTTTATTTGATGTGACAACAAATCTAGAAAGATTTCTAATTTTTTTATTTGTCAGCGTATCTATATATTCAATTCGATATCCTTGTAACGCATTATTTGATTTTAA